GCCCTGGTGTTGTTGGACAACAGCGCCATTTCTAGCACGGCCTGTTCTACGTCAGCCGGTACCACGTAGCGGGAGACCGCCGTGCTAATCAGGTGTGTTGCTGCCGTTGTGCCGTTAGCGCCACGTTCCAACGTCGCCACGTTGCCAGACACCGCTGTCACGAACATAGCCTCGCTGTCAACCAACAGTGTCCACCCGACCTCGCAGCCGGCGCCGCTTAGCGTGATGCCGGTCGCCGTGGTGCTGGAAATCGCAACCGCTAGTGTGAGGCCGGTTGCTGCCGTGTCTTCGCAGAAGCCCCAGCGGCCGACAACGGTAATCGCCTTGTTTGGTTCGTCGCCATACTCAAACGCCCTGCCCAGGGTGTCAGTGTCCAGCGCGATGGTGTGCTTGGGGTACAGGTTCAGCGGGTACAGCCAGTAATAGCCGCTGGTGATTGTGCCGGTATAGTCTGTGAGCGTGGTTAGCGCCAACAGATCCTCATGCTCCAGGTACAGCCGGTCATTGCAGTCTGGCGCGTCGAAGTACTTGGTTGCCGTGACGGGCAGGAACGTGCGCCCGGTGGCATCCTCGATTGCACGCGAGGCCGCGTCGATGTACCTGCGCAGCCGCTTGTCGTTGGCCGTGCCAGTCTCACCAAGCTCGTCTTTGATTGCGTCCAGCGTGCAATACCAGCGTGTCATGTCGTCACCGTGAGAAGCCTACCCCTCCGGCGTTGGGTAGGAGGAAAGTACGCCGGAGGGGAGGCAGTGAAACTTGTTTAGACCGCCTGAATGTACGCGCCATCGTCCAGCGGGATGTACCACAGGCTCCACTTGGTTGCGCCGGTGTTGGTGGCCGAGGTCTTGAACTCCAGGTCGCCGACCGCCACGATCACAGGGGCGAGTTGCCCCTTGACCGCGCCGGACTTGCCCAGGATCATGGCATCGCCCACCGTGCCAGTGATTGACATGAGCGTGCCAGCTTCAGCAGCGTTCATCTCAACCACGGCGCACATGGCATTGGTCGTGCCGGTCTCCGGGTCGCTTTCCCACGACGCGTTACAGGCTTGCGCCTGCACGACCGTAGTCACCTCGCCCAGCAGCATGGTCACAGCGCAGCGCCCGCCGTAGACGTGGAAGTACGGCGTCTGCGTGGTCGCGGGCAATGTTGCCGCCGCCCGGTCAACCCGCGTTCCCAGGATCGTGCCAGTTAGCGCCGCTGCGGTAGTCGTGTTGTATACTGCCATCTTACACTCCTCGCGGTTAGCGTCAGTCAATCAGGCTGACAGGCTGCGGCCCGTAGCGCAGACCGTAGACGAAAGCGGCGATGCCGCCCAGCACAGGGTCGTTGGCGACTTCGACGGCCTTCAGCCGGGCGTACTTGTAGCCAGTGCTGGCGAACACGTCTTTGGGAGCGGCAATCAGGTACATATCGCTGCTGCCCGCGGTCGTGGCAAAGCCGCTGGTTGTCGCGGCCGTCCATCCGCTGTCAGTCGTGGCGATGCGCTTGTACCAGAATACCACGGCGCTGCTTGCGCCAGGCACGGTTGTGTCGCACGCTTCAACGGTGATTGTGCTGGTGCCGGTCGTGCCAACGCCCTTGTAGATCAGGAACCCGATACCCTCGCCGCCGACCTCGATGATGTCGGAGTACACGGTGCCGCTGAAAGCGTCCGCTACCGGGTCTAGACCCTTGACGAAATGCAGATCACTCGGAATTGTCAGGCTTCCCATTGTCGTTTCTCCTCATGTCCCCCGTTATGCCCGGGCATCCAACAGCACGAACGGCGCAACCGTGGTGGAGCTGTTGAACAGGGTTAGCGGGCTGTTCCAGATCGGCTGGCCGTCCGTCCGCAGGGTGAAGCGGAAGGTATTCTCACCGTAGATGAACCGCACGTGGATGCTTTGTGCAGCGTCCAAGCCGCCCTTGTCGATCATCAGGTACTGGCTCAGGTCCAGCAGCATGATGTCGCCCTGGTCGCCCACGGTGTCAGCCTGCTCGATCTCGACCACGGGCCGGCCAAACAGACTGCCGTAAGGCGTACCGCTGATGCCGCTGGCCGGCATGTAGACAGGCACGCCGCCCACGCCGACGACCATCGCCATTTGCGCCAACTGCGGCAAAACGTCCTGGTGGATGTACCAGACAGAATTGCCACGGCTGCGCGCCCACAGGCGAGACCACATCTTCAGCACGTTTTCAAATACCACCGTATCGGCCAACTGGTTGGCTTCTTTGGCGATGCTCACATAGGCGTTGCTGTTCAAGATGCCCATCGGTTGGCCGTTGCCGCTACCGCGCAGCACTGCGTCGTCAAGCACGAAAGCGAACTCTTCCGAGAACGCTTGCTGAATGACGCTGCCCAGGGCGGTGGCGTCTGCCAGCACCTCGTCAGTGGCGTAGCACAGGCCCATCAGGCTGTTCAGTTGCAGCTTCATGCGCCGGAACTCAGGCGCTTTCGCCGTGACAGTTCCGGCCTCTTCGCGCCAGTACACCTGGACGCCGCCCCAACGGCTGCCAGTCGCCCGGCTGGTTTCCTTCACGGCGTTGATGGTCAGGCCGTTGGCGTTCGCGCCCACAGGCACGCGGCGCACGCGGCTGGTGAGCAAGCCGGTTTCGTGGGTCAGCTTCAGCAACTCGCTGGCGAAATCGGTCTGCACCAGATAGCCGCCATCTTCGGGGACGGTCTCACTCATGCCGCTGATGGCCTTGATGTCGGTCAAGCGGCGGTCGATGCTGTAACCTGGGGTGCTGGCGCGCCGGATGGCGTCCAACTGCTCGCCCAGGCTCTTAAACCCTTCTGGCTTGTCCTTCGGCGTAGCAGGCTGGCTCTTGGTCTCAACCTCCAGCGGGTTGGTGGCCGGTTCAGCCGCCAGCTTTTCCATGATGGCCTTGGTTGCCGCTTCAGCCGCTTCTTTCGCAGCCTGGGCAATCGCGGCCTGCACTTGTTCGTTGTCCATAGTAGGATGCTCCATAGTTTTCTGGTTAGGTTGGTTTTCCGTGCTGTCCACCGTCGCGCCCGCCGTGTCGCTCACCGCGTCCACCTGTGGCAAGAGCGCCTTGACGTAAGGCTCGGCACGTTCAAGGTACGATTTGAGCGGCATAACCGTTGTGCGCGGTTCTGCCGGGATCGGCGTAATGCTGGCGTCGAGGCCCAGAGGCCAGCGCGTGATGTGCTGCGCTTTGCCCATCGGCTCGCGCTCCACGAGGTGCGGGGCCGTGCCACTGGACAAGCCCATCTTGCCAGCTTCGACCATGCCGTAAATTGCCCGGTCGTAGTCGTCGCGCAGCTTCAGTTGTGCATCCATCCACACGCCAGCATCGTCTAGCCGTAGGTCGGCGCGGCCCAGCTTGCGCCGCTTCAGCGTTTCATCGAGGCCGTGGTGATACAGCACCGTTGACTTGCCAGTGCCGTCATCAAGGTCAAAGTCTGTCTCAGCGGTGAAGTAGTCGCCGGTCAGGTCGGTCTCGTCTGCCGTGCCAAAGCGCACGAGATAGCCGCCGATGCGCCCGTCTCCAAGCGCCTTCAGTTCGCCGCCGATTGTTACTAGATGTTCGTCCATGTCACACACTCGGTATGCCCGTCTCAGTCAGCGGCTTGTCAGTCGGCACCAGCCTGCACCGACAACGCCAGCCGCCGCATTCAAGCCGGGGGTTGGGCGGATTTTGCGGCGTGACGCCGCTGTCCCGCCATTGCTGCCCGGTTGCCACGACGCCGTTAAGCTGCGCGCAACTGGAACAGTGCTGAACCGTGTCGCCGTACACCCACTCGTAGCGGTCATACGGTGCGCAGTAGGCTTGCGCCTCGTTGACGATGTTAGGGTAGCGATTGGCCCACAGATCGCAGCGCGCCTTAAGCGGGTTAACCGGCTGGCCTTTGTCGCGGGCTTCTTCGATTGCGCTGGCAAAGTCCAGAACGTGATTGAACTCTTGGTTGATGATCTCTTGCAGTCGTCCGCGCTGTTGTAGGCTCATACGCGCAGGGTCTTGCCCTACGTTGCGCATTCCTTCATTCCATGCACGCCGCGCTTGATCTTCAACCAGCGCTATGAACTTGTCCAGGAATGTCGTCACGTCCATTGTGCCAGCGTGAAACTTGCGAGTGTAGTCCCACAAAGCACGCTGGAAATATGCCTGGGTCTTGACGGCTTCAATGTTCGCAGCCAGGTCGGAGGGCAACGCAATGTCGTTTGCCTTCATCCAGTCGGCTACGCTCACAACGGCGTCACTCAGGCTGAGGCTGTCCAT